CTGGTAGTCATTCCAATAAAGTTGATAAGGGTTTCCTAAGTAATAGATGTTATCTCTATGAGATTTTTGATGATAGTGACCTGTAAATACTTTTTTAAACTTACTTACAAATGAAGGATCCATTCCATTTTCCATGTAATGACCAGGATGTGCTTCAAATCCATTCAACTCTAAGTGACCCATAGCAACAGTTGCTTCAGTCTGAGTTATAGTAAGAAGAGTCTTATCATAGTTCTCATCACATATCCAAGGAATAAAACAAATATCTAATCCATCAAAATTAACTGTGCATGGTTCATCGTAAGATGTAATGTTATCATAAGAACCAAGTAATTCTTTAGGAGCATTTACTCTTAGAGTATTTTTATAATAGATATCGTGATTACCTACTAGCATATGCATCTTTACACCCAACTCAGCAAGAGGGTCAAACCACATCTGCTTCGCTTCGCTTAAAGATAAAAAGTTAATAGATCTACGTTTATCAAAGGTATCACCAAGATTGATAACAGTATCAATACCTGATGCTTTAATAAATGGAATTACAATTTCAGAATAAAATTTTCTGTAATGATTAATGAAATGTACATTATCATTCCTTACACCAAAATGTTGATCTGTAATTAAAAGTAGTTTCATCCGAATCTTGCACCTGGTGGTTGTGATCCCATAAGATCTGAAAAGAAAAATGTTAAAGTTAATCTCTCTTGTTCTTTGCCAAAGGTTCTAGCACAATGAGATACTTGACTATCGTAAGCAATCATACGATTAAAAACATTTTCAATCGCCATAGAAACTTCATACTGTCCATTCACTCCATTATACGCTGTTATGTAATCTTCGTCAAGCACTTCTTCACCACTGTAATGTTTGTGCTCTATTTTTGTATACTCATCTTCTGTCCATGCAAAACCATCCTTCTCAATATAAATGTCCGTTCCTGTATCTTTTTCTGGAACTCTATTTAAATAAATCAAACCTGCAAATAAAGTTGATGAATCTTTATGAACCCATCCACAATTTTTAGGATGATATTGATCAGTATGTAATGGTTTTATTTTATGAAACCGTATCTCTGCAGTCCAATTAACATTATTATAATTACTCCAATTATTACTATGATAAAAATTTCTCAGAATACGGTTGCCTACGTACCTATCTAGGGTTTGATTGAGATTATAAAGAGTAGCAGATCTTACACCAGGATACTGATTTTTTTCTGCAGGAAAATATTCTAGTTGTTCAGCAAAATTAACAATTTTTTGAGGATCGTCAAAAAAATGCTCACATGAGATAATAGGAAACATAATTAAAATCTAGAGGATGGAGGATTAGGACCAGAAAGTTGAAAGAAGAAGAATGAAATAGTCAATCTTTTTTGGTTAAGTCCAAAAGTATGAACTCGATGTGCCTGTTGACTATTGAAAACCATTAGACGATTATATTTATTCTCTACTCTAATAGTTTCTTCCCATTGATCATTCATTGCTCTCCATGCTTTTTCATATTCTTCATCAGATACCGAGTCAGGATCTTTATAGAATTTTTTTTGTGTATCAATAGATTCAGATACAGATTCAAAATATCCTTTCTTTTCTTGAAGGATATCAGTTCCTGTATTTGGTTCTGGAAAAGGATTCAAATAAATGATGCCACCAAACTTAGTTGATGAATCGAAATGTGCCCATCCACGATTTTTTAAATGATACTGATCTTTATGTGTAGGTTCATTGATTTGAAATTTAATATCCGCAATCCAATTTAGATTGTTTGCCCAAGAAAATTCATTTGCGTGAAACCAATTTTTAAGAATACGTTGACCAACATATCTATGTAAACCTCTATCAATATCAGAAAAAGGTGCAGAGCGTTTACCAGGATATTGTTGTTCTTCAGCAGGTTGATAATCTAAAGAGTCTGCTAGTCTTACAATTTCATCAGGTCTATCAAAGAAATTATCTTTGACTGTGGTAGGAATCATAATTAAAATCTAGAGAATGGAGGATTAGGACCACGAAGTTGATGAAAAAAGAAAGCAATAGTTAATCTCTTTTGTTTATGACCGAAAGTATGCACTCTATGTGCCTGTTGATTATTAAAGACCATCATACGATTATATCTATTTTCTACTCTAATACTTTCTTCCCACTGATCATTTATATCTCTCCATGCTATCTCAAATTCTTCATCAGATACTGAGTCAGGATCTTTATAAAATTTTCTTTCTGTAGTGATAGCATCAGGTCTACTCCAAAAATATCCTTTTTTCATTTGCAGAATATCAGTTCCTGTACCTGGTTCTGGATCAGGATTTAGATATATAATACCACCAAACTTAATTGATGAGTCATAATGTGCCCATCCACGATTTTTTAAATGATATTGTTCTTCATGTGCAGGTTCGATAAGTTGAAACCTGATATCAGCCATCCAATTTAAATCAGTTGTTCTTGAAAACTCACCTGCATGAAACCATAGTCTAAGGATACGTTGACCAATATACCTATCTAAGTCTCTATCAAGGGTAGAAAAAGGTGCAGAACGTTTACCAGGATATTGCTGTTCTTCGGCAGGTGTAAACTCTAGCGTATCCGCTAGTCTTATAAGTTCATCAGGTCTGTCAAAGAAATTATCTTGAACAGTAGTAGGAATCATCGTTTAGAATTCATCTCAACACGGGATTTGATTTGATTATACTCTGCTCCTCCATCTCCGTCAACTGTGAATACATGATCATATCCAGATTTTTCTATGATTTTTTCTTTTATATCCATTTGTCTTTTCTCTTTTGCTATGCGTCTTAGAAATGCATAATACACTATCTGAGTAAAATATGCAAATGGATTTCTACTCTTAGCAGGATCAAAGTTATCAATGTACTGTATGCAATTTTCTATACCATCACAAACCATGTCATCTTTATACATGTAATTAATAAAGTTTGGTCTATATGAAAGATGCGTCGCGATTTTTAAAAAACAACCACCAATATAATTACTGACACGAGGTTTAGGTAAGTCTTTTTCTTTGGCTATATCTACTTTTTCTTTATACTTTATAATAGCAGCAAGAAATTCTTGGTTATCGACATAGTGCTGTCGCTTTTTAGGTGCTGCTTTTTTCATATAGGTTCTATTGATACTAAAAGTATACCATAAACAAAGGGGCTTGACAACCCTTATCATTCTATGTATACTAACACTGTAAGGGTTCAGGACAAGAATAGCTTCTCAAATCTAAGTCTAGCCTCTTCAATCTTTCCAAGATATCCATCGGAGTTCTTTGGGGAGGTTTTTCTTTTGTGATCTACATTGGGGTCGAGGTCGCCAATTATAAATGCTTCATACATTAATATGATTGGTTTTGACATAGTTCCTATTGTTACAATATCTCTATCTCTAACAATAAAGAAATCTTCATCAGACATGGGCATCCATTTGGTAAATCCCATACCACGCATTACTTTTGTTTCACTAATAGGATTAGTTATCGTATGAATAACAACTGGATCTTGTAGAAAAACTAAGCAGTCTCCATCCTGTTCGGTAATTACTGCTTTAGCAAGCACCTCTTCGCCACTTACTAACTTGAAAATTCCGTGAAAGTCTTCGTCTTTTTTGGTGTAATTAATCATAAGCTTTTAGTTTGACATCTATGATTTCATAATTAAATTTTTCTTCGTTATAAATTTTGACTCTTTCCATAAGATGATTCAATGTATAATTGTTTCCCTTATTAGTGGAAATGTCATCGGCAATATCATATAATGTTGCTTGTGACTTATTCTCTCCTTTCCTTAATACACGACCTATAGACTGTAAGTTACGTACTCTGGACTTAGAAGGAGAAGCAAAAACAATGTTATGTAGTCTTTTGATATTGATTCCTGTAGAGAATGTTCCGTAGGATGCTACGATAATGGCATTATCTGATTTCTCAGTTAGTAACCGAACATCTTCTCGATCTTCAACATCAACACCCCCATGAACGAGATACACAGGTTTGTCTGTATGACTATTTATCAAGTTGTAAAGAGGTATACCATGGCGGTCTACATAGTTGAAAAGAACAAGTGTATTACCTTTTAGGTCTACTGCAAGATTACGGATGAATTTATTACGTCCTTCGTGCTCTACTAAGTAATCTATTTCATCTTGATAACCTTCAAATAGTTGGTCTTCGTGTTTAAGAAGAATAATTTTTACACTAAGTTTGGCAAGATAACCTTGTTTAATAAGTTCATTGGTCTTAGTTACCTTTGAACATCTACCAAATAAACCCTCTAGTACTAATTGATTTACGTTAGCACCATCAAGTGTTCCTGTAAAACCAATACGAAACTTACATTTATGCATCTTAGACATCAATGTAGTTAAAGACTTTGCTTTAAACTGATGTGCTTCATCACCTATGACAACATCAAATCTATCAAACCATTTACGGGGTTCTTTATAAATTGATTGCCAAGTGGTAATGACTACACTATGGTCTGTATACTTATCAGCACCTGCGTAGATTTTATGACAATCATTAGTTTTCCAACCATAAGACTCAAAGTCTTTATACATCTGCTCAACCAATGATGTAGTGGGAACTACAATCAAAACATTTCTATCAACATTAATGTGGTATCTAATCAATGCATAAATCATCAAAGATTTTCCTGATGCTGTGGGGGACAGCAACAATCTTCTGTTGTATTTTAGTGCTTCGTAAATTGCCTTATACTGGTAATCCCTTACCTTCAGACTCTGGGGTAGATGGAGTGATTTTACAAAACTTACAACCGACCTGGGAGTAACAAAGGAATTAGTTTCTTGAGGATGACCAAAGTTTTCATGGTCTTCTATTGAATATTGATATCCTTTTTCTTCTGCCCATTGAGTTAGATAGTCTACAAGACCGCAATATATCTCTCCAGTGGCAGGTGAATACAATCTTATCTTTCCATCCCAACCTTTAAATCTTCTATTCTTTTGCATAAACTTTGCAGACTCAACTTCAAACGTAAAGAAGTCTGCTAGTTCATAATTTAAATGAGGTTCTGCTTCAACTTTTAAGTAGACTTCATTCTTCTTAGATATAAGGAGGTCCATAAAACCATGCTACAAGGGATTTTCTTAAACCAGATGTGACAGGTCTTACCCTATGCCATTGATCACCTTGGAAAAATACTGCAGTTCCTTTACTCTCCTTCAAAGTAGAGAATCTTGGTTCTGCCTCTGGTTTATATATCTCGATATCAAACTCCCCTCCTTCATACTCACTAGGTTCATTTAAAAACACAGTGAGACTAATCTTTCTAACCATACCATTCATCTTAGGATCAGATGTTTTATGTTGATCTACATGCCAACCATAATGACCACCCTCAGGATATATTCCAAACTGAACTGGTTCTAAACCCTTTATACTTAAGTTCCAACCTGATAATTTATTTACTTGATTCCCTACTTCAAATAGCATTTGTGCTAAATCATTATCATATAACCATGCTATTTGACTACTTCTAGCAGGTGACTCTGGATTATTATTCGTACCCGCTTGTTTCATTTCTAGATCTGACTTTGATATTGCAGACCTAACAATATTCATAGCAGCAGGTGCTAATTGAATAACTCTGTATGCGTCACCGTATTTCATTAGAAACCATTTTTAAATTTTTCCCACTCGATAGCATTTTTAATTTGGAAATTACGATTGTTAATTTGCCTTAGAACACCTTCGAGAAAAGATATCAACTGTTCTATGTAGTCTATTTTATATTGTAGTTTACAGATGTCCTCATCTGATTCAATAAACATATTGATCTCTTCTTTTGTAGTTAATTTAAGATCAAAGGGTAGTTCTTTATATACTTTTGATGGTGCTTTACCTTTGTAATATAACCATTTCTCTCTAATAAGTCTTTTCATTTCTATCTCACGTTCTCTTTTCATAAGAGAAAATGTGTTAAAAAACTCCATATATCTCATGTGAAGTTGTGGAATTTTTGTAGACTCTTCACAGTATAAGTCAGTATCTATTACACTGTCTTTCTTCCACATCTCTTGAATTGTTTCAAGGTTCATCTAGGTTTAAATTGCGATAGATCATATTCTTGTAGAACCAATGGTTCACCTTCTAAAGGTTCTGGTTCACCTGCTTTTTCAATTAAATTCTTTACTGCTTTAGCACCTTCTCCTACATCATAGGGACAAGGTGCATTGTTTAAACAAACCCTAATGATTTGCATTTCCTTTTCAGTAAAAAAAATTTCTTTCATTACGCTCACGATAGGTATATCAAAACACCTACAATCCAAATTATACTTACTACTATTACGATTACTAATGGATTCATTTCTTTGACTCCTTTAGTTCTTTTTGGTATTCTTCTCTACCATCTTTAGTAAATACCTTCTTCTCATAATCAAAGTAAGGATGGGGTTCAGCAGGAACCCATGGTTTCTTAGATTCGTTTGCAATAACAATAAATCTATCAGCAGCAAATGTACCTGCTAGACTAATCTTAATGTCATCAGTATCCAACCAGTTTGTTGTACCATCCTTTTTGGTATGGTTCATCAACTCTTGGATTTTATCAATCATTTCTTGTGTTAATTGCATACTCAATTTGGATAACTTTACTTGTTCTTCCAGAACTGGTTGCTCTGGTTACTTGTGACATTTCACCACCTAGTTGTATGGTGATTCCTTTTAGTTCGTGTATAAGTTCTGCTTCCAGATCTTCTACAGGATCATGATGTCTATCTGCCTTCATACACCTTGGTCTCTGTCATTTTGTTTTTGAGTAGCAAACCACTCTTTCATTGTTGTCTGATATCCAGATTCACGACTAGGTTCGGGTTTGATCCCCTTCATCTTGTTGTAGTCGTTGTGCATCGCTTGGAGTAACCATGCTTGTGCTAGTTGAGTCGGACCCTCTGTCAATAATTGGATTTGTAATTTCGATAGACCAGCCTTCATCTCCAAATACTCCAGTCTCCACTGTGTGTGGGGTATTTTGTCTGTCATTTGCCTCCCATTCAGAATGAATAGTATTTATCTGACGATCAACGTCGTCCATAGCCATCATTATTTTACCATCAATCCACATTTTATGCAACCATTCTATAAAACCTGTCACCAAGTGTGATATCCAGAAAGGTTGCTTCTTTGCCCATCTCTTAGATTTAGTATACCAGTTATCCTTACCACCCCATTGATGTTCAAACTCAAACTTCATCTTCTCCTCCTACGTTTCTTCTTTGTAAACAACTGAAAGATAGGTCTAATCAAAAACAAATCTATTACTTCATAGAGGAATACTAATCCTAAGAATGCAATCACTCCAATTAAAATAATATATTCTAAGATCTTCATCGTCTTGTTTGTGTGTTAGTATTTCTTACTTCGTACAACATATATCTGAATGATGCTTCTGCAATCATAAAGTCATTATCACCTTGTGAAGAATCAAATGACAATGTAGATAGTGACACAGGAAATAAGTCTTTGAACACTATATCAAAGTTTGCTAAATTATTATTATTCAATACTTGTAAAGTTCCATCAGAGAATCTTACATCTTCTGAACCATCAAATCTAAATTTATTTTCCCAATCATCTCTTTCTTGTCCGTCTTGAGGTGTTCCTAAAGCACGCATCCAGTTATGAAGTTCCATATAGTTTCTTAAATCTTCATCAACTATAAACTCAACACTTAAATCACCATAACGTATGTTACCTTCTCTAGGTAAAGGAACAAAACCTGCTGTAGGAATATCAACTGTTCCTAATTCTAATGTAGGTATTGCTGCTTTTTGACATAAGAAAGATACCTTCTTTGCTTTATTCAATACGAATAAAAACCCAATAGGTGAAAGAAAGTTTCTGTTTGTTAGTTGGTCTTGATACCAGTTTGCCATTAGTCTCGTTGTCTCCAGTCGTCAGGTTTGTTACGTTTAAACCATTCGTTAATATCATCTGCACTGTCGAACCCTGTTGTTTGATCGGATGGGTCGGGTTCACCTAATCCCATCCTATTCAGAAAATCGTCCGTTCCTCCCTTGGGCATATCGGGATTAGCTGCTTTTTGCCTTGCTTGTCGCATCCAATTAGCAGCAGTGGTATTTACTTTCGCTAGTTTTTGTGCCCAAATCATGTCTTCTAGCTTGACATCCTCACCATTGACAATCTGTTTACAGATCGCATCCAATCGAAGTCGGTATTGGGTTGAAAGCATTTCTTAATCAGTTCTGAGTTTGGCTTTTAGTTGATTGAGTTTTGTATACTCTTGATATGCATCATCTGATCTCTCAGAAAGAATTGCATTTATATCATTTATAATGATATCGTTGTCAACATAGTCGTCAAGGTACTTAAAGATTGCTTCTTGTAGAAACCTTTTACGATGCCACTCAGGAGAATATGGTTTATAGTCCATAATGTAATCCATCAGTAATAGTATTTAGACACAAAAAAAAGGAGCATTTCTGCTCCTGATTATGGTCTTCCCTGAGTATGATTATTACATAAGAACAGCTTTACAGATATGTTTACATACTGATTGCTGATCATCG